GGCTTTATCCAGCGTGCCATCCGGGTTGGTGGCGCGGCATTGCAGTTTTGGCCCGGCTGACCCGATCACGTTGGCGGCGACCAGGGATAAAAAGCGCTTGCCCCATTCGTTGTTGGCGCACAGGCTGCGCGCGCGGGCGCGCAAGATCACCAGCGTGCCGTCCAGATCGGCATTTACCGAAAGCGAATTCTGCGCAAAGCTGGCGGTGAGCCGTTGCACGGCGGCACCGGCAAAGCCTTGCGAACGCTTGGCGGGCACAGATTTGGGCGGCACGCCAAACCAGCCGCGCAGGGTTGCTATGGCGCCAGCCATTAAAACCTCACGCCGATGGTGCGCCCGCCGCCCAGGCCATTGGCCAGCTTGTCGGCGGCGATCTCTGCCAAAACTTCGTTTTTATAGCGGCTGCGCATTTTCCACAGCTCGGCCACGGGGGTACGGGTCAGGCTGCGCCCGTTGATGGTGTAGCTCTCTTGATCTTGCGTGGCGCGGTTTTCCAGCACCGCCTCGATTGCTGCCAGCGCTTTACGCGCGTGGCTGCGGGTATCCAGCGGCGCGGTGGCGGTGCCAAGGCGCAGATCGGGCAGCACCTTGAGCGTGCCGGAATCAATCGTGAATTTTTCGGCGCCGGATACCACCCAGGCGACCCAGGCATAATCCCCCGCCTGCACCGTGGCGGTGGTGGATGAGGCGACGGTGACGCTGTAATCGTCGCCCGATGCGCTGGCGGTGATCTCGAAGCCGGTCGTCTCATTTTTAAAGCGGTAGTACAGCGTCCAGGTGCTGGCCGGATAATCGGACAGGCTGCGCGTCCATTTCCATGTATCGCCCGCGCGCGCTTCCAGCGGCTCGTTTTCCGGGATGTCTGCGGCCATGGCGAAAGTCCAAAAAAAAGCCCAGCGCAATGGCTGGGCTTGGGGCATAAAAAAGGCCGCTGGATAGCGGCCAAGGTTTTCCGGGAGGAGGTCGGAAAACAAAAAACCCGCTCGCGGCGGGTTTTGAGGTGACAGGTTCACATTTTGGAAACTTTATAGCATGACTGTCGGAAATGTTGCAAGTTATTTTTTTCTGGTCGCGTTTATGTTTTTGTGTGCGTTGTGAATCAATAATTTATGAGGCGGTTTCCGAGTTATACGACATCGTCGCCGAATTGGGCGACATCGGGTGTCGTCGAATTTAAGTTAGGCACCACCATTACGCATGTCATCCAAAAAGTTCTTTCGAAAATCAAACGTAATTTTGTGGCCATTAATGCCAATAATTATGAGTCGGCCATGCCAAGCTCTTGTAAACGAGAAACCGCTCCAAATATCTCCCGTTCCTGGGTATAGCTTGCAGAAATTTGCATAAGATATTTTCGGGAAAATTCTCCATCTACTCATTTTTCACCTTTCTGCCGAGCCTAACCCGGCATTCGAGAGGGATTTCGCGCCAGCGGCGCTCAACCCCTCAACTTTGAGTTAGGCATTATCTAAAATCTTTCCATGACGATGCCCAGCTTGTCATATCTATCCACAAGCAGCACCCCAGTGCTATGGCCGCGCTTATCTCTCCACCAAAGTGCAGAGACGATAAAACAGACACCAAGTACCCTATACCCGTCCACAGTTTCGATATTTTCATTTCTCACCTTTCCTTGCCTAACACTACGATCCAGCGGGACCGCCATTCGGCGGCCCCTGATCTTGAAAGTTAACCCATACCCCGTTTCAATTTATTCACCCGCCGTATCGCGGGCAGGCTCACACCGGCCGACAAATCATTCAGCCAGCCCATCGTTTTATTATGCACGGTATGCAGCCGCGCATAGACCGTATCCCGATGGCAATGCAGATCCTTGGCGATGGTTTCCACCGGCACGCTGGTGCGCAGGTAGAACTCTTTTACCAGATGCACCTCATCCGGCTCCAGCCGCTGCACGCATTGCTCGACCTCCCACGCGTCTGAATCGATGGGCACCAGGCCACGCGCGCTGGCCGATGGCGTGAGCCGGGAAAACGCGCACTGGCTCGGGTACCCCAGGCCGGACGATCTGCCGCGCAAGCACCATTCGGCCCATTCTTTGTAGCGGTGATTGATATAAACGATCATCGGCGGCCCCTTATGTGCGTAATGTGACGCGCCCCAAGCGGCGCGGGTGGATTCGTTTGGGTGCTTCTTGTTGCTGCTGGATCAGCGCGGCGTGCGGGTCGGTCGGCGTGGGTGCGGCTTGGCCGTCTGCGTCCATCGGCTCCAGCATGGCGGCGCGGCGGTCCCAATCGGCGGCGCGCCATTTGTGCAGGTAGATTTCGGGGTGGTGCGCGGCGGCCAGGGCATACACCCAGGTATCGAGCGCCTCGTTGCGTTTGCCTTTTTTCTTTTCCCATCGGTTGGCGCGCGGATTGAATGCCTCGGCCACCAGCTGATCGAAATAGCTGCTGTCTAGTTGGTTGCTGAATCGCACTTTGCGTTCGTTCGGATCTTTATCCGCGTCGCCATGCAGGCGGTTATAGAGCAGGTGTTTGGCGGTGTCGGTGCCGACGGTGTAGAGGGCAACGCCTTTTTTGATGCTCTTGCCGCGCCAATTCACATCTTGGTGCGAGGGCTTGCCGAGTATCGCGCGCCCCGGAGAGCTGGCGCCCTTGATGGCGATGGCGCGGCGCACGCGGTTGCTGCGACAAAATGTGTAAACGGCATGGGTGTGGTGCCCGCCAGTGTCGATGGCACTCGCCTCCAGGCGCAGGCTGTGCCCGTGCGCGTTGGATAATTCGACCGCATTGAGGTACTCGGCCAGGCGGTCCCATAGCCCATCGTCTGCGGGGTTGCCTGGCAGGATGTGATAATCCACGGTGTAGGTTTTATCGCCCTTGCCGTGGCCGATCACTTGTATCTCCAGCCGATCATCTTGCACGTCCACCCCGGCGGTTAGCACCAGGCAGCCGGTGGGCACGCTGCGCAGCGGGTAGGGCTCGGCGCGCGCTTCGAGTGCATTGGGCTTGATGTCGCGGCTACGGTCGGCCCAGCTCTCGCCCAGGCGCGTATTCATGAAGCGCATGAGCTTGCTGGGGTCATCTTGCGCGGTGATCCACTCCCCCGCCAGCTCGACCCAATTGAGCCCCAGCCCGATTGGCGAATACAGCGCGTTGATGTGGTAGCTGGGGTACGGCGCGCCCATACTTTCGGCGATCCACCTGCCACGGGCGAGCATTTCGGGTTTTTGATATTCCTGAATATCCGCGCCGCACTCTCGGCACACATACCAGGCATTGACGATGCGGCGCGGATTGTCTGGCCTCTTTTCCCAGCGCAGATTGGCCCACACCAGGTGCTGAAACTCGCCGCAATGCGGGCACGGCACGTAATACCGCCGCCGATCACCCGCCTCAAATAGCTCCTCGATGCGCGATGCGTCTTTCATGGTCGGCGTGCTGGGCACAAACAGCTTGCGGTCGTGGAATGTGGTCAGCCGCACCTCAAGCAAGCCCAGCGGGTCGCCTTGCAGCGTGCTCCAGTCGTACTCGTCCACCTCATCGGCGATGGCGTAGCGCAGCGATGTACTTTTCAGCTCGGCGGTGCTGCCCGCGGTCTTGGCGTAGAGAATGCCGCCGATGAATTTTTTGCGTTGTGCGTTATTGTCCGAGCCGCTGTTTGATCGACGCGCCAACACCGCCGACACAGCGGGCGTCTCGCTCGCCATGGGGTCGAACTTTTGGCTCATCCAATCGTTGAGCGATTTTTCCGTAGGCATGACCACGGCCACCGGGCCTTTTGCGTGCGTCATGATGTAGGCCAACCAATTCGACCCCACCTCCGTGCCGCCTACCTGCGACGATTTCATAAACGCCACAATGCGCGCGGGCGAATGCTCCGAGAGCTGATCCATGATCTCGCGCAAGTAAGGCGTGCGCGAAGTTTTCCACGGGCCGGGCTCGGCGCTGCCGACTAGGGAGAGCACGCGATTGGCGTCTGACCATTCCGAAACGGTCATCGCAACCTTGGCGTGCGATTCGCGGCGGATGGCGGGCCAGGCGACGGCGGCGGCGGAGATGGTCATTATTCGGCGATCTCTTTAGCGCCCGAGCCAAGCGCTTTAAGCAGGGCTGCCGCCGTGCTTTCGATAATTTCGATACGCT